TTGCTGCTTTAATGCGTCAAGCCGTTGTTGTAGGTGTTCCATCAGTAGGGTAATTCCCTGCTAATTTACGCTTCTTCGCCTTCTGCTACAACTTCTGCAACAGGTGCAGGAATCATCGCCCAAGCATCGTTGGCAAGGGTGCGATAGTAGCCATCAACTCCCAATACCTCATCGGCAGCAGGGTCGTTAACTGCAAGCACGGTGCGCCAATAAGATGAAGCGATTACGGCTCCGTCTTTGGTGACGTCTGTGGTTTTGCGAACTGCGATAGTTCCGTCAAGGCTGACGTTGAATTCGCTGATGTAGATTACTTCTTCAATCATTTTGTTTAGTTTTAGTTGTTATACGAAGTAGGTGAAGTTGACCATTATTACACTATTATTTGCAAAGTCACCATTTTCAAGTGGTGTAATTGCCCCTAAAATTGTAACTTCATCTAATTGAATAGTCGTGGTATTTACAACTCCATATCCCATAAATTGATTTGTAAAAGTTGTTTGGCCTAAATAAAGACCTGCCGTAGCATAATTTTGAGTAAGGTTAGGGATTGAAAAAGGTAATCCCGTAATTCTTGCAGAACCCGTAGAACTTCCTTTGCTTGTTAGTTCAATATATCCATTAACCGTTACTTGCCTTCCTATTTTAGTATAGGTTCCCGTGTTGGCTGAAGTAGTCACACCAACAGACGCACCACCAAAAGCAACACCCATAGTCCAAGTGCCTTCTTCGTAGTCATCAAGGGCGTTGGCTGCTGCGGTGTCCCCGTTGAAGGTTAGGCCGTTTGCCGTGAAGCGTCCTACTTCCGTACCTGTCGGTCGGAAAACAGTAGTACCATCTATAAAGTTTGTAGCCCCTGCAAAGTAAATACTTCCATTTACAAATAATTTGTATCCCGATGTACTTGTAGAACCAATAGCCACATCGCCTGCGGAGGTGATGCGCATACGCTCGGTAACATTCGCCCCCGTATTGGTTGGATTCGTGTATATGCCAAAATCACTACCATTAAGTGCCCCTAAAAAAGCCCTGCGTATGGTTTGGTTTCCGATGTCAATACCACTAAAACCCGTTCCCGTTCCTGCAACTGCTAATATGGCACCCGCGTCTGTTCCTACTGCTTGAATGCCGACAACATTGCTTGCGCCACCCGTAGCGTAAATGTTAGGGGTAGTAGTACCAACGCCAAGACCTGCCGTAGACAAAGCAAGAACCGAATCATTGCCCAATCCATCAGATAGGTATTTAGCCGTACCGCTAATCGGCCCGTTGTCCGTAACCTTAATAAGGCTATCGTATGTGTCCTGTGGGGTTGTCCCCGTTAATGTTGTTCCCATAATTAGCTATTCCAAGTTGTTGACCAAGTGTTCCAAATTTCTACTATTGACTGCCAAACCTCCTGCTCGTTAGCACCATAAAGGTTTGTAGTCGGATGGCCATAAGACAATGGCTGAACCATACCCCAAGAGATACTATTCGTTGCAGCAGCTTGACCCCAATAGATGTCATTGTTTGCTGCTCCCTGTCCCCAATCGCCTTGTATGCCCATTGTCTAAATAACTCTTTAACTTCACGATGTTGCTACGCTTAGGCGTGTACGTCTGTTTCTTGCCACTCATAACACCCAAGAAGCAAAGTTCGCATCCGTATCAGGGTAAACGTCTGCATTGTTGTTTGAATTATATTGTGGGAATGAGGCTTGGTTGTAGCTCATATATGTGATGAACCTGTCGGTGTAGTACTGCGCCAAGTCACGAGCCTTGCCTACCAAATAGTCAACCTCAATCTTTTCTGCCGTTGTGCTATTCTCGGAGTTGTGCTTGAACACCCCACCGTTGCCGATGGTATACGCAGCAAAAGGCAAGTACTCCACCATAGCCCAATGGATAAGCATCGGCTGAAGGTAGTCGTTTACAAGAGCGAGGTAGGGATTGGCAAGAGTTCCTGCGATGATGTCATCGCTTATCTTATCGTACAACTTTGTGCCTGTGTAGTTTTGGATGTGTATCTCCTGTGCGATTTTAATAAACTGAATGAACTTATCCGTGTCCACGTTACCGCCTATCGCGGTGTTGCGAACCAAGTCCTCTCGTTTAATCCATAATGCCGTTGCCATTTCTTATCGTGGGTTTACAAATCCTTGATTGGGCATATCAACAGGTCGCTTCGCTACGTTTGTAGGATTGGTCTCAAGTACCACGCCCTCCTTCTTTGCCTTGTTTACACTCACCTCTGCGTTGGGGTTGCCTACATCGGGAGTTACGCCTTCGCCCTTTGCCAAGTACGTCTTGCGCATCCAAAAGTGATGGCACCTTGCACCGCCCTTGTATAACCATATTGAATAGGTTGCTGCTCCCTCTACACCAAAACCTGCGTTGACGGCTTGACCATCCATACGCTCAATATCTTCTTTGCGGTACACCTTGCCTGCTGATACCATCTTCTTGCAGAACTCACGGCTATTGGTCTTTGTAGTTTCGGGAGCGTAAGCATAACGAACCTTGTACCTCTTGCCTTCTTCAGTTACTCCGTCTTGGCTGCTCTTGGCATTTGGGAATGCGCTGCCTGTTGATGCAAAAGCATACTTGCTCAATGCCTGCTCGGCATCGTAGTCAACGGGTTTTTCATCTACAAGCTCCCATTCATCTTCGTTGATGACCTCGCCTAACTGCTCTAACTCGGTATAAACTGCTTCAAGTTGTTGCTCTGATGCCTCAATAGGTACGCAGTTAGGTACTTTACGACCATTCTTTATCTTCATACCAATCATCTCATAGCCATCATAGCAAGGCTTTGTTAGGTCTACTGATGATAATTTCACGCCTGTCTCCTCCTCACGGGTCTCCAAATCCATAGGCGTAACTACGTCTTCGGTGAACTCCAAAGGCTGAAGGGTCTTAAAGTATAGGTTTAGGCTGATGTCGTTGTATGACAAGATTTGGTCTATGCCGTCAATGATAATCTCCTGCTTAGGTCGGATTACAAGGTTATCCAAAAGCGTAGAAGCGGTCTTCAGCTCCTCTGCGTTGTTGCCGAGTCCTGAATTGTCTTTAATACCCAATAGCATAGGGCTTACGATGCGATGCGACACCATTATTTTCTGCGTGGCTTCAGCACTCAAGAATTGGTACTGCTCCGCAGCATCCGATAACTGCACAGGGTCAACCGTTGCAGCAAGGTCTTTGTTATCGTTAAACGCAAGGATAAACTTGCCTGAGTTTGAACTACCGCTAAACTTCGTTGCAATCTGTTGCTCTATGCTCCTGCGTTCTTCTTCACTCGGTACTCCGTTGTTGAAGTTGATAAGCATTGAAGGCGCAAGGCCGTTCTGAATGTTGTTGATGTGGTAGTTGGCAATTTCCTCCTCAAGTTCTGCGTAGGGCAAGCCACCTTGATAGTCCACAGGTGAGTAGTAGTAGAATCCTGCTCGGTATGGCTTGATGTACAGAATCTCTAATCCCTCTTTGCTTGTGCCAAACGCAGGGATGCGTACCGCAGTCTCTCTCCTGCCTTTTACGTCTGTCCAATCCTTTGCGTAGTAGTACGCTTCAATCTCACCATCTTCGTTGCACCTTGCGGCTCTCAGCGTCTCTACGGGGATGTGTTGCACCTCTACGATGGTGTTGTGGTCTTGGGAGTACACAACCTGCATACTGCATTGCCCCATCATCACATAATCGGCAACCACCTTCTGCAAGCAGGCTTTCGTGAACAAGCCACGCATCGCTGCGTACTCGCTCGGCTTCTTGGCAGAGTCCGTTGCATCCAAGCCCTTACCAAAGGTCATATCCATCAAAGAGTTGAGGATAGCGTTGTTGGTGGGTGAGCCGTTGTAGCGGTCAATTAGATACCCGAAGTAGTCGTTGTTATCTCCGTATTCAACGTAGTCCTTCCCTTGAACCTCTTTAACAACAGGTGTGGTATAGGAACTGAAGTTCACAACGTGGACTTTAGATGATGATGTACTCATTGTTGTAGCTTGTTTCTTCGGTGTAGACGTTTTGGTTCACCGTAAATTTCTCGTAATCTGTTTGCGAAGTTACGAATACCCTATCGCGATATATTAGATTTCCCGATGCAAATACCTTTAAGCCATAGAATCTATTGTTGACAAGGCTAAACGTGCCTGTAAGGGTCATAAAACCATTAGCAGAGGCAGCAGTAACCGCAGGTGTTGCGGTGGTGTTTGTTGATTCATCAATCAAGGCAATCGTTACGCTCGCAGGGAATGTGCGCGGTATGATTACTATTGCTTGTGGTGAGGCTGATACTTGAAGGATATGCATCTTAAATAAATAACCTTTTAGTTTCGATTTGTTTGAAAATAGAAAAGGGGCTTACGCCCCCCTCTTAATCTATCTGCACTATTTTGTTTAATAGAACAATCAAAGTAAAAGCTTTGCTTCTCTTATCATATCTTCAATTGTGCCCTCTTGGTCGATGGCGTTCAATCTGTTGTACTTTTTGCCCTCATCATAGTCATTAATATTAAGTCCAATCTTTTTAAAGTCGGCAGCCAATATAGAGTACTCATTTTTAAGAGACCCCGTAAGTGTTAATAGTGTTTCTCCTGAGCTCACAACAGGTTTAACTGCAGATTGCAACTTTGTGTAATCATTGTTAAACTTATTGTATGCCTTCTCAACCTCATCAGTCATAGTAGAAAGTTTTTGAACTGTTGCAAACTCAACCTTCATTGATTCTGCGTCGCGTACTTCCTCGCCAATCTTGGCGATTTTAGAAAATATTTGCTTGCTCATTTTATTTGTAAATATAAGGGGGCTTTCGCCCCCCTAATTCATTTACGAGTTAGAACCCACTACAATCGTTTCAACTGCACCTGCAAGTCCTGCGAATGGATTGGCAACGGTAGCACCTGCGATGAAGTTGGCAGGAAGTTGCTCCTGTCCCTCCATTGTCAAGGTATAGCCTGATAGGTCACCCATAGCAGCCCCTGTTACAATCGTTCCACCTGTTACTTCGGCTCCGTAGTTCAGACCCATCATAAAGGCGTTGCCGTTGTAGTCTTGCACCACCACATAAGGGCGGCCATAAGCAAGCAGCTTCAATTCTTTGTTGTCCTCCTTTGTCAGTTTGGTCAACGTAAGATTCAAAGTCTGCGTGAAGAAGGTAGTACCATTCTCACGGTTTGAGTTAAAGGTCTGCTCAAAAGATGAGTTACCTTTTACAAGATATTGGTAAGCAGAGAAAGTACCACTGATGTTGGTAATTTCATCGTTGGTGAGGGTAACGGTACCCAAGTCACCGAAGTCTACAAAGTACACGGCATAAATGCCACCTACTACGTCTTTACAGGGTACTGCCCTGCCTTTAGTTAAATCACACGCCATTGTTTCTTTGTTTTATTAGAATTAAAAAAGAGGGCGAGGACATAGCCCAAGCCCCCTCTTGATTTACATTAACTCGTATTAAGAGTAAAGAACTACGTCTGCTCCGATGCCGTACTGAACTCCTGCGAAGAAGCGTAGGATTACGCGGATGTTGTCTGAGCCGTCAAGGTCAGCCATATCAAGAACACGAACCTCGTTACGCTCATCAAGAAGCCCTGTTCCGAAGAACAAGTTGCTTGTTTGACCTGCGACCATCTTGTTAGAAGGAAGACCGTTACACATTCCGATGCGGATGCCGTCAAAGAACATATCGCCCTGTCCGTACCACATTGTGCCTTTATTGTCAACACCATTTGCTCCAAGACCTGAAGTTCCGAATCCACCAAGCGCACGGACATAAGCCTTTGCTACGTTTTGTGGAACGTAGATGGTCAAGTCCTCCTTGCCGTAAAGGGCAGAAGGGATAGCGTCTACAACCTTACCAAGCTCAGTGATTACGTTTGCAGCAGTCACGGTGGTAGCAGTTACGTCAATAACGTCTGAGTCAGCAGTCATCAATGAAAGGAAGCCCGAGAACTCACCTGCTGAAGCAGCGTTCCCGTTCCAAATGTTCTGCTCAATCTTCTGTGAAGTCTTTGCAGCAACGTGAGCGATAAGGAAGTCAGCGAAAGAAGCAGGGATGCTATCGTAAGCAGAGAAGCCCATTTGACCACCAATCCAAGATGAGTAGTAGTCCTTCTTGCAAAGCTGCAAGTTTACTTGAAAAGGCTCAACGGCAAGAACGCGGTCGGTCAAAGTCAAGGTAGAAGTTGCATCGAAATCACAAGTACCATCTTTTACGATGTCGTTGGTGTTCACCTTCTGCAAGGTGGTTTTGTAGTTTACGTTTGGAAGAATCTCAATGAGACCTTTGTCAAGCGTGTTTGCGCTCAAAAGAGCAGCAGAGATGTACTTCGAGGCAAATTGACCTGCGTACGAAGTAGTGATTGAAGTAGTTGTAGCCATTGTTTATTTGTTAATTGTTGATTCGTGCAAGGACTCGGTCAATCGCTCTTTCGGGGCGGTTAGAACTCATCTTTTGAACTTGCTTTGTTTCGGGGTTGTGTTTGATGGGCTTCGCAGCAGGTGCGGCAGATAGTTCTGCTTTAACCGCAGCCATCTCCTCCTTCTTGGCGTAGCCGCCCATCTCCTCACGCATTCCTTTCATCTCCTCGCGCATCATTGCAATCTCCTCGAGAACCTTCTCAATGATTGCAACTACGGCAGGGGCTTCTTCTACTTCCTCAGCGAGTTCAGTAGATTCTGCGGCCTCAACCTCAACTTCTACCTCTGCTTCGGCAGCAGCTTCTTTGATTTCAGCGATAACGCCTTCTTCGGTGATGACGAGTACACGACCATCTTCGAGGAGGTGTTCGCCAACAGGAGCAGCAACTCGGTCTTCGCCACTAATGACAAATACTTCGTTACCTGCTTCAAATGATTCTGCCTCAAGAACGGCTCCGTTCTCAAGTGTCATTTGCTCAAACTTAACCTCACGGATGGAGGATAGCTCGGCAAGGATGCGGTTTAGGATATTGTTTGCTTTCATATCTAACTAATTAAAGGGGTTTTGATTATTTGTAACATTTTTAGGGATTAATAACTACGGTTCCTTGTCCGACAAGGGAGCCGATACCCTGCGCAGCAAGAGAGCCGTCGCAGCATTCGGACTTGTAGGTATTGTCGGGGCATAAGCACCCACGCCTTCCGCCTCGTGGGGAAGCAACAGGGAGTTTTTGAGGTCTATACATTTTTAAGTTCTTTTAGTTTAGATTCTGCCCAACGCTTACCTGCAAGACCGCCCCATAGAAGGAATGATATTGTGCCGCAGGCTTGCGTGTCATTCTCATCGTAGTATTCTTCGGCTCTTGATAGGTACGAGTACATCCGTGTGATGGTCTCTACACTCACAGGCTTGCCCTGTGCGAGCTGCTGCGCCCTTACTTTACCGACAGGAGTTGCACACTTGTTGCCGTTCTTCTCGTTTAGTTCAATACCACGCTTGGCGTTGTTGCGTACCGCATCGGGATAGTCAGTAAACGATTCCATCTCAGTGCGTGTTCCCGACTTCTTGCGGCCATCTCTTTTGATGATAGCAACAATCTGCGATAGCATCAACGCTGCTTCCTGCTCCTCAAGATGCGCCATCTCTTGCTTGGCAAGGTTTAGCTTGTCCACGAAGTACCCCTCAATAGAGAATCCTTTGACCTTGCCTGTCTTGACAAAGTTTGTCCAAATCTCGGGGTTGTTGACTTTCATAGATACCATCCAAGTGCCTACGGGCAAATCAAAGCCGTACTTCTTGCTCTTGTCGTGTATCTCATCCTCAATAATCCAAGACTCCACAACCGTGAGGCCGTTGATGCCTACTTCGTGTTCAAGCGTAGCGTTGTTCTGCTTGCTCTTTTGGAAGAACATCTCGCTTGCTTTGCGGATGGTCGCTTCGCTGAAGTAAACGTAGAACTCCTCTTGGCCTTCGGCTCGGTAGATAGGTTTGTTTGGTACGAGTGCTGCTCCCATAAGGATGCGCTTTTCATCGCTCTGCGTGGCGAACTCCACGCGTTGTGAGTTCAGCGCAATAAAGTCCTCCTCAATAGCAGGATGTTCTACAAGGGAGATTGCGTCAATGCCTGTGAGGAGCATTGTTTCATCAAGTATTAGTTCTATCAGTTTCATATTATCCAAAGGTTGCGGTGCGTATGCGCCTGCGGTCAAGTTGCGTTCCTGAAATAACCTCGCCACTCACGACATACGCCTTCATAGGCTTTTGGAATTGTGAGGCGATGCTTTCCATTAAGATGTTGTTACCGCTTTTTGATACGATGTTAAAGTTAGCAGGTTGTGATGGTACTGATGCGCCCGACTCGTAGTTTGAAGAACCGCCTGCCGATGCAGATTGAAACTGCTGACTACGTAGTAGCGATACTTGACTTCCCACAAATGCTGCGGCTGCGCCTGCTGCAATAAATGGATAGGCAGGTACAAAAGGTGTGATTGGTGATTTTTGTGCTGATGTATAAGCATTCACGACACTCTCTACTCCCTGCACTACCGCTTGAGCAATAGATAGTTTCTTTTGGATGTTAAACGCTTTCTCTGCATTCTTCTCATCGTTAGCATACCTCGCCTCGTAAAAGGCAGATATTGCATCAATGGCTTGACCCGTTGTTTTTACTGCATCACTTAACGCTTGCAAATTAAATCCCCTGCGACCCTCAGCTAACTCCCGATTCTTACCATCGTACTCAACATCTAATTGATACTTCTCATCAAGAAGAGATTGGTATTGTGCATTCTCGGTTTGGCCTGCTGCTTGCGCTGCCGCAATCTGTTTATTTAAGAAGTCAATACGAATCTCGTATGCCCTTTCATATCTTTTAAATTCAAGTTCAGCAAGTTCTCGCTCGTTTTGTACTCGGAATTTAAATATGCGTACCTCTAAATCAGTTTGAGTTGTATTGTTGGCAACACCCGTTTCTGCTTCTAACGCCTTAGCCTCGTTAATTTGTTTCTGCAATTCTAAACGCTCACGCTCAAGGCCACGTTGGTTGGACAGGTATTCTGATGTCTGACTAAGAATGCGCTCTTGTATATCAGTCTGCTCTGTGAGTGCTTGTGCAAGCGCAACTTGGTTTTCAATGTTATCCAAACGATTGACTTCAGCCGCTGCTGCTGCAATTTTTGCCTGAACCATTTTATCCTCTTCGGCTAATTGCTCTACAAGAATATCATTAAGTAAATTATTAGCATTGATGCGTTCATCAATACTTGATAACTCATCATCACGCAACTGCCGTTGCTCTTCCGCAAGGATTTGATATTCAAATTGTAGCCTGATGCGCTCGACTTCTGCAAGTTTAGATTGATTTTGCAGTTCTACTAATTCTTTCGCTTGGGCGGTAACACCCTTGAAGGCATCAGCTAAACTTCCACCGCCACCACTAAAGTAATCAATCAGATTGCTGATTAAGATTTGGGCGGAGAATAGCCCTGTGTTCAGTACATCAACTACTTTCTGATTGCCTGTGAATGCTTCACTTGCCGCATCAGTTAGTTTGGTTATAAGACCAAGAGCGGTGATGTTTTTAATTAAATCCCGAACGCTCTTACCCGTTTCTTTAACTTCTTCTTTTACACCTTTAACGGCAGTTTCAGCCTGACCAAATGATTGCTTGGCCTCTGTTCCAACTTTGTCAATCGACTTGTTAAGTTGATTGATGTTTGAAATCAAATCCTTAACGGCAGCGTCAAACTGCGAGGAGTCACCATCAATGCGTATCGTTTCTACTACTGCCATTATCTGCGTTTTAAGAACTCATCCCAAGTCTTGGGAATTGCGTACTTGCCTTTGGCAATATCAATCGCCTCTGACTCCTTGCGCCATTCCTCTAACTGCAAGAGTTCTATCAAATAACTTAAATATCCTGTCTTCATACTACGTTGAGGAGTTCAAATGTTGCTCGGCCTGTGGTTAGGTTCAACTGCACGTTGTTGATGACGTACTTGTTGTTGTTCCAAATAATCGTGTCGTTCATCTCAAGCGTTGCCATCTTACCCAATGGCAAGACCGCTTCAACCGCGTAAATCCTACGGGTGCGGTTGTATAGGTCGGTGATGTAGTCAACCCACTCCGTATTGTAGAGGCTGCGGTTTATGGTTTCCAAATGATAGGGGTCGTTGTCAACGCCAAAACAAATAGAATGCGATGCGCCTGCACTATCGTAGCGGTTTGAGGTATTGGCATACCAAGCAACAGTAATCTCTTCGCTTGTGGTGTTATCTGCGTTTACAAATGCAACAGGATTTGGAGTTAGGTTGTAGTCATCAAAGTAGCCGTAGAATAAGATAGGCGCCCCCAAGTATGGATTGAACGTACCATCCTCATTTGCTTCACTTGTGATGCTTTTGTACACGAGTACGTTGGTAAGTGCGCTTGTATCTTGGTCTGTCAGCCTTTCAAATAAAGGGCATTCAAACGGCACCTCAACAAGGAACTGCTCGCCATCAAATGTAAAGAAGGTGCGCAGGTTGCCAAAGCCTTCGCCATACAACCGCTCATATTGAAAGCCGAGTATCTGCTCTGTCTCTTGATACTTAAACTCAATCTCTCGGTATAGCTCAGGGCGGTTTACATCATACTCGGTGATGTCAATGTAGTCTTGCAAATCGTTTGTTGCTCCTGATGCGTACCAATCATCCAACGGCTGAAGCAAGAAGCTTGTGCCGCTTGGCACTATCACCATATTGTACATCCTAATAATGCCTGCCAAGAAGTCCTTGACTTTTATTTCGGGCATTATGTCTGAAACAACAAGGCTGAAGGTGTAGCTGACCGATGCGGTTTGGTCTACTGAGAAACTAACAGAAGCCGTATCACTATCAATGCCCGAATAGTCCGTGCATTGGTAGGTCATTGATTCTCGTGTCTGCGAACGTATAAACAACTGAACGGTATCACCTGCGGTAAACGACAAGGCAGCCATATTTGTAGTTACTGAAGACGCAGGGTGTGCATTAACCAATGCCGTAAAATCAAGTACTCCATTACGAAAAATCGCAAGCTCGTAATCCTTGCTTACATTTTGCATTGTAATCTGCAAGTCATATTGCTTGCTATCTACAACTGTCCAAGTGTCGGTAGTCAAATTAAACTGCGAGCCGCTACCTGTATTGCGATTCATATTTATTAACTGATAAGCAATATCATTGCCTCCTGCAAATAGATACCCTTCAAACCTGTGTAGCCATAGCGACAAGTCAATAAACGGAGTAGCCGCCAAGAAGGAACCCGTGAACGTGATGCCGTACTTTGCTTCTATCGCATCAAGGATAGCCGTCACCTTTAGGGCAGGCTTTAGCTCATAGTAGTGAATGCCGTGTTCTTCGTTAGCATTGTGGAAGGCAATGTTGGTGTCATCGTGATTGGCGTTGTTTGAATCATAAATCCAATTCTTGACAGGACTGCAAAGCGGATAAAACAACGGAGCATAGGTGTCGGTAGTCAATCGTGCCAATATCGCAGTATCAGAATACTGATGGTCGTATGCGCTGAAGTTAAGGTCATACAAATAGTCCTCGCCAAACAAGTCAGAAAGCGTTACCAAATCCCCATAGAACGTAATCGTGTACGCATAAGGCTCGGTGCCTTTTAGCTGCACACCCTCAACCTCGATAACGCCTGAGCGGAATGGGATAGAGTTTATTTCAATCTGCGCAGGCTGCCTTAACCTTCCGTCAAACGTATTGGCTACGCTCGTGGTTGTAGCACCTGCGTTCCATACCGTATTAAAAGTATTCCAAGTGATGCCGATGGCATTCCAAACGGGATTACCTGCGGTCTCGGTAGTGATAACGGAACTTGTGATATTGGCATTGTAGTAGTGCTGAAGTATCTCGTTGTTGCGTGGGCTTGCAGGAATGGTGAATCCCTGCGTGAAGTCCGTGAACACCTTTGAGATGTCCTGCACATTCTGCACCGAGAGGTTGATGCTTATCTCCTCATCATCAAACAGGTCAAGCCGAAAGTCGTTGACGTAAATATCTACCTTGTTCATCGTACCAAGCTGCGCTCATCAAAGCCAAAATCAAAGGACATTGTGTAATTGATAAGTTTTGTGTTCACGCTCTTTTGGTACTCCATAGTTCCACGCTGCGGTACTACGCTCACCCAATTGCTATTGGTATAGACCGCGACATACTCGCTCATCAGAATGTCCTCAATAGTCTCATCGTAATCTTGGTCAACGAACCCTGTGTTTAGGGTTAGTGTGTTGCGAGAGTTGACGTTGAAGGATTGGTACTTGCCTACCTCCAATGAAGGGGTGGTAAAGCCATCGTTGTAGATGCTCTTTTGGTAAGAGTCCTGCGTGAAGTTACCGCGCTCATCGCTGCGCTTGAAGAACGTGATAAAGTCAGCAACGCCAAAGCGGTTAATGAACGCCACCTGCACAGGAGTGTATTTAGATTCGCAAAGAACATAGTACCTCACCGTTGCAAGGGTGGTATTGCCTGCGTTCTTTAGAATCACATCGTAGTACTGCCCTACGCCACCATCGGGTTGACTGCTTGGCTTTATCGCATTATCTAAAAAAGAATTGTTCTCAAGGTTGGCAGGGCCTACGCCTGCGTAAATCACAAGGTTTTGGCTATTGTTTGTTGTTCTGTCAGGTGGTGCGGTGCTTATGGCACTTATTTGAAAATCATCAGAATCGCCACTCTGCCAAGTGATGACAATTTTGGCAAGAGCATTTGTGCTGCTATTGTTAATCGCAAGGGATTCATAGTTCCCTACAAGCACCTGCCTATCTCTGCTCGTTGCAAGCACGGGTTGTGATACCGCAACGGGGGCTATGTTATCACGCGTTGCCCATCCATCGGTAGCAAGAAACGCCAAAGAGCTGCCTGTTGCCCATACCGCTGATTCAGGGGCGGCTCCGTTATTTGAATAGACCCAATCGCCAATAGGTGAAACCCACAACGCCTCACCTTGCGGACTCTGCGTGTAGCCTATGTCGTTCCATACGCTGAAGTCGTGGTAGAACTCCGAGCGTACAAGGTCGCTCACCTCAAAGTTGATGACCTCGTTGATAGAATAATTCTTACTTAAAGAATAGTTTGCAGTAGCAGGGGGCGAGGCCTTTAGGCCATTGTAAATCTTTAACTGAAGAGTCATTGAATCAAGTTGGTCATTTGCCAAAGCGTTGTTCTTGCCCGTGACAAATAAAGGGCTGCGCCCCATTGAAAGGCTGCTTGGGGTAGATGCAGTAGGTGTACTCATTTTGTGGTAAATGCTTTGAAGTCTTGTTCTGTTAGTTTGAACGCCTCTACTAATTCAGTAGGTAGATTTTTGAACGCTATATTAAAAGGGGTGCTGAAGAATTTAGTTGCAGGGATTCCTTTGTTGTAGATGCTACGGGCTAATGCGAACTGAAGGCTCTTGCGTTTTACAAACTGCCCCTTCTTATTTCGTACGCCATCCAATCCCTTCTTGATAGCCCATTGACTAAACGCACTTACGGGTGGCATCTTGTTGGTGTACTTGTAGGGAGACCCCCCTGCGCTTGAATAGGTGCTCTTTGCGCCCCTTACTCCCTTGTCTTGGTACTCACCATACTCATCCATTGAGAACGTCAGGGAGAACTTATTATTTGAATAGTAGATATTATATTTTAGAGACTTGTATAGATTGCCCGATACGTTTTGCTTCTTGCGAGAGAGATTAGTCCTCGCCTGTTGAATGACATATTTGCCAAACTTAACAAGCACCGAAGCAAGCAAATCCTCCCGTGCCATTTTAGCAGATGCTTATCTCGGTGTTTGCAAGCAGCACATCAAAGGTTGCAGTCCACCCTGCAAGCAGGTTCTCAAACCGCTCGCTAAAGGGAACGCAAGTCGCGGTGCCATCCAACTGATAAAGGTCGGTGTACAGAGTACCCCTGCGGAGTTCTGTGATGACATCGTTGATTACTGCGAGCTGCGTGTTCAAGATGTTCTGCTCGTTGCTAACTCCATAGAACGGCTCTGCCTGCAAGCGAGGATTCTCTTTGGTCTCATCCACTAAATCCATACAAACAATGCTCACGTTCATACGGACTATCTGTCCCTCGAATGTTGCTTGGTTGATGATGATGTGCGACAAAGGGAAGATGGTCTGCTTGTTTAGGTCTATGTCGAATATATCGCCTGTCGTTACCACGCTGACTTGGCTATTGGCTTCAAGGGTGTCTTTTAGCTTGGTGGTGATGTCGTAAAACTGCCTCATTTCTTTAGTTTTTCTAATTGCTTTCGTTCAATGTCATTTCGCTCTTTGTCAAACGTGAGAAGGGTGAGGCATTGGTGAACGCCCAATCTTCCCACATCCTCAAACTTTGTGACATCTCCTTTAGCAAGGTGGTAGAATGAGGAGTACCATCCCCACTTCCTTCCGAATTGTGACTCTGTGGAGTACTCATTTTCTGCTTCTCCAAAGAGTTCATTGTAGCGGTCAACAAGTCGTTTCCTAAACGATAAAAAAAAAGCGTTGCGCCTAATACAACATCCATCGGAGCCTGCTTCATTAAGTCGCTATACTTCTCTGCCGATTCGTATGGCTCAATGTCGTATCGCTTGCCTGCTCGTTGAGTGATGGGTCGGTACAACACCGCCATCGTATTGTGCAGGTTCAGCGTGTCTGCCATATAGTTGTCAAGGTCAACGTACTCGCCAAAGCTAATGTCCTCAATGCTTGGAATGAATCCAAATGTCTTACCATCAAGATTGAACTCTTGCTTGAGGGATGGCTTGGTGCCAAACATACCATTGAGTCGGTTGACTACCCCTGCGAGGCTTTTGAACTTTACGTTGGGCAACTTGGCAAGAGGCACTCCGCAGAATATCTCAAGCATCTTGTGGGTCAAGAACTCCTCATCGCCATCCAAGCGCACGAAGCGTTGGTATTGGTCAAGCGTTATCTCCGACAGGTCGGTGGGTACAATTACCTTTAGTTCCATTATTAAAATAACCTTTTAATTTTAGCGTATGGCATACCTTCCAAAGTTAGGTCTGCTGAGTTTGTTGTAGGTCGCATATCTGAGTGCATCAATGGCGTGGTTGAATGCGTCTATGGGTTTGTTCAAGAGGTTGCCGTTCTTGTCCTCCACCCATTTGTAGTTCTGAAGTTCCTTGATTAGGTTGCTGCTTCGTGGGGTTACAAATAGCTTGTGCCGCTTCAGCACGTCAATGCCCACTATGACGCTATCTGCTCCCTTCTGCGTGGGTTTCACGTTCCATCCCATACGATGCAACTCCTCAATAGATTTGGGTTCAGCAGAGTCAGCATATATTTCTGCCCTTCGGTCAAGCCCAAGTGACGCAAGCACGTTGCTGATGTCGGGGTTGGTCATACCCGTGCGGTAAATCAACTCATCCACATACAGATTGTCTCCCGACTTGTAAACTGCCACAAGTGCCGTTGGGTCGTTAGTGTACCCGAAGTCCATCCCGTGACATAGGAGCGTGGCATCCGTTGGTATCTCTCCTTGCCCGTATTGGAAGATGGTGGCTCTACTCATCCCACGTTCTCCTAATCCGTAGATTCTCCAATAGTCGCTATCGGTATCACGCAAGCGTTCTATTTCATTTCGGATGCTGCTATCAAGGAACGGGTTGTCAAGGTAGGTGGTCTGATAAAACTCGCAGTCATCACGGGTTACCACCTTATCGTATATCCAATGGAATGCATCCGAAGGGTTGTAGTCAAGGATTGCCCTGCCTTCGGTACGCAGGATGAGCTGCTGCCAATCCTCGTAGGTTAGCTCGTTAGCCTCGTTGATGTATAGCAAGTCCCTCTTGCGACCCCGTATCTTTTGCGGTTGGTCAAGGCTTATGAACTCCACAAGGTTGCCATTCAGATAATACTCGTGGCTTGACCTGTTATGATAGCTCTCGTTGTACAAGTCGTGGTTGCGCAGTATTTCAAAGAAGTCCCGCATCACAGAAGCCCGAAGCGAAGGGAACGTCTTGCGGCAGATGGTGATGGTCTTGTTTGTCTCCCGTGTGCTATAATAGAAAATCACCCATAGCAGGATGTTGTAAGTCTTTCCGCTACGAGTGCCGCCCTGCTCAACGACTATCTTCTTGTCGCTGCGCTTTAGGTGGTTATATACTTTATTGGTCTGAATCTTCTCCAAGCACTTCAATTTGAAATAGCTTGCCCGAAGATACGTCTACCTCTTGGCGTTCCACGTACCCACGCTTCTTGCCTTTGGTCTTTAGAAAAAAGATAGTAGCGGTTGAGTTGCCCTCCTTTATCTGCTTGTGCAGTTGGCTCTCCGCAAAGTCAATGGCTACGTCTGATAGTTCTTCGACTGCTGCTTTGTATTCCTTATCCTCTTGCATCCATCGGTAATGTGTTTGCCTTGCGATGTCAACGCTCTTGCAGGCAGACGTAACTACTCCTAACGATTTCTCTAACGCATCAAGCATTGCCTTTTTATGGATGTCACTACGTGTCATTTTAACTTATTGTATAATTGCAATGCACTATGAATTGCTTGGTCCATATTAAAATATTTATATTCAGCCAACCTTCCTATAAAATAAATATTTTTCTTTTCTAATTCTTTTGCTGCTTTTTGGTATTTTGAATAAATCTCTTTGTTCTTACTTGTAGGCATTGGATAATACTCCTCACCATTATTGGTGCTATATTCTTTTGCTATTATACTATAATCAGATTCGGTGCCATAGAATTTTTTGTAATCTATTTTTCTCGTGTATGGATATTTAAGCGAAGGATAGTTAACCACTGCAGAAGGTTGATAATTCTTTACTTCGTGTGTTTCATAGTCAAATTCTAATGACCTGTATTCTAATTTGCCAAACCTATCTGAAAAATAAGAATCTATTTTGCCTGTAAAAAAGAGCCTATTAGATTTGTGGTGTTTATTATCGTATTCTTCGTTGAGTCGTACTTCAATGTTTTTGTGGTCTAACATATTTTTTACAAATTCAGTATAACCATTTTTTGGTAATGCCTCATATTTGTCTGAAAAGTATTTGTCGTTAAAGTTTTCCCTAACAGGTATTCGTTCTAAAACTGATGCATCTAACTCTATTGGGTCTACATCCCATTGTTTCTTTGTATAGTTTTCAAACATTAATTCGTATAATTCCTTACCCACACGAGATAAAGCGGCATCTTTAGAATTTTTTACATCTCCCTTTATTTGATTATTATAGAGCCATTCCTTCATTTCGTCTTCATTCTTTATGTTTAAATTAAATAACACATTTACAGTGGTAATATTTACAGGAACAGGAACAAATTTATCGTTAACAAATGATAAGACACGATGTTCATAAGGTAACCATTCAGAGAATCTATTGACAAACTCCCAAACGTCTTCGTTAGATGTGTGAAAGATATGTGCGCCATACTTACTTAATCTTATATTAGTTTTTTCATCAATGTAATCATAAACATTGCCCCCTATATGGTTTCTCTTATCTATAACCAACACATTGTGTCCATCATCAGCTAATTTTCTCGCTAAAGTGGCGCCTGATAATCCTGCACCTACAACAATGTTATTCGTCATTAGATTCTCTTTTTTTAATTTGTTCTATGGTTTTTTTAATTTCAGATACTACGTTATTGTTTAATATTAAATCAGTATCCCACTCCTTTGGCTTTTTAAGTTTATGTTTATGTTGTAAAAATGGTTCTTTTTGAATTGTACTTGATTTTACCATATAGCTGACTTTTCTTGTGTAGATATTTGGATACATACTTTCGGCATACTCACCTCTTTTATTATCCTTCAGCATAGCATTATAGATTTTACGATTCCCATCCATTGATGTTTTTTTACCCGTCTTGCCATATCGCAAGGCATTTCTAACAACACAACTTGGTTTTTTATTTATGCCATTATAGATGCTCATAAGTATGTCATCTTCTGTTGAATTCTCAAATTGAAAATTCTTGTCTACACGATGAACAAAAAAACTATATGGGAATCCTGCAGTAATTTTTATTGTCTCTAAACTTGGATATGCTGCCATCTCAAAACCAACTGCCCCTGTATTTGAATTTTCAGCTATAAAAAACAATAATTTTATTAAATCAAAAAATGCTTGTGGTTTATTTTTCTTTACACTAATATTTTTTTTATTTATTTGATAAAACAATTGAGTAATGTTATCATCTAAATGCAGAGCATAATCATAATTGTTTTTAATAGCATATTGATTTATGGTCTCTCTTGTTTCAGCACCAAGATTAGTTTTGGTTTCTCTTTGTCTTAATACAAACTCATTGTGCAAAGCTTCACTTGTCTCTATAGTAACTATATCTTTGATTTTTCTAAAATCCTTTGCGGCATTGGGATTGTTTGTTGCGATGATAAAATCAATCCCTTCTTTTTTTAGCCTTTCTCTAACAGGTGGGATAAGAAATCTTCGTAATGTAATGTTATCAATATATGGTCTACCACCAAGTATTGCAACGAGTTTTTTACTTTTTAAAGACATACATCTTTCTTTGAGTTCCTATTTGACCTTTAATGCTTTCAGTTATATCTGTACTACTTAATTCATATAAAGAAGTTATTTTATCTAAATCTTCTACATTTTCATAAGCAACAATTACTATTGCCATTAGTTGGCTACTATCTACATCTTTAGAATCCATTATTATATCTTCATTTCCCCAACTTGTAGGCAAGTCCAATCCCCAATTAGTAAGAGCATCAGGCTCCCACTCATTAGCAAGCAAGTCCCAATCCCATTCTCCGAAGCCTACGTTGTCCTTAATGATAAACTCATCCTTCTGCGCATCGGTCAGTTGGTCAGCTACTATAATAGGCACCTCTTTAAGCCCTGCTGCAATACACGCCTTTAAGCGCATATTACCTCCAAGCACTACCATATTGCCATCTACCACGATTGGCCGCAGCTCAAGCATCTGCGGGAACTCCTGTATGGACTTCACAAGCTTCTTGAACTTGTCATCCTTTATGATTCTTGGATTCTTGGGGTTTGGTATGATTGTACCGATTGTTGCTTTTTGCATAACTAAATAACTCTTTTTAATAAATGGTGGTTGTGAACCTCGTAAAGGTAGTCCTTCTTTAGTTTAGTTCCGAAGTCAGCCTCGTGGTGGCAAGACCTGCATAATGCCATCAGGTTTTCTATCGTATCAGCAATTTTGCTTCCACCCATTCCTCTTGGTTCTATGTGGTGTATGTCTACGGCTTTGCCTTGACATACCTCGCAGGGGATGAAGTCAGTTGTTGAGTAGCCCATCCCTTTTAGATAGACCTTTGTGTGGTTCTTCACCTTTGGTAAATCCAACAGTCATCAATGAACGTGGCGTGTGGCAGCAGTTCATCTACCGCTTGGATTACTCCCTTCCAATTCTCGTGGTAGTCATCTCCTGCTATGTAGCCTCCCTTCTTTACTTTGGGTAGCCATAGCTTGATGTCCTCTTTTACCGCCTTATAGGAATGGTCAAGGTCTATGAATACCACGTCAAGGGATTCGTTAAGAAACATTTTTGCTGCTACTTTGGATGTTCCTTTGATTACATTGTAATTACGCGAACCCATATTCTCCAAGAATAGCTCGTAGATGTCGTTGGTCTTGGCGAGCTTGTAGTAGGAGTCTATGTACTCTGCCGTTCCTTTGAATGAATCTATGATTGTGATTTCTTGGTGTGTTGCTTTGTCGCATAGGTAGGCTGATGACTTACCGAGCCACGCACCCAACTCTACGAATGTGCCGTCTTCGGGCATATTGGCAAGTAGGTAGTCGTATGCTGCTTGGTGGTTAAACCACCCGTCTATTTGTTTGCTCGTTTTCATTTTAGTGCGTTGTAATAACAAAGGTACTGCTCTACGCAGATAAGTGTGCCTTGCTCGGATGCTGCTTGGGCAAAGGTACCATCTGCCTCGTAGGTCATCTCAAAGCGTAGGTTGGGCAGGTCGTATGGCTTGAACATATAGCAGGCAGTATCTATGTTGCCGACTCTTGGTTGGTCGGTAGGGCGGAGCCTACCTACTTGCCCCCACGTTACGATAGAGCAATCAAGGGAATGCAAGTTGCTCCACTCCTCAAGGAACTTTGGGTGCAAGATGTTGTCATCATCCAAGAAGTACACCCAATCTTCTTTGGTAAAGGAATCAGCATACAAGTCAAGGAACTCATTACGGAGGGGGTGGCCTGCGGTACCTGTGCGTGTGGAGTAGTGTGTGATTGATGCGCCTGTTGCTCCCTTGAAGTCGGTAGCAGCATCCATCATCACAACCCACGTTGCGTACGCAGGGATATGTTGTTTTAGCCTAACGAGGTTATGAGGGCGTGAGCAGGGAGTGACTATGTAAAGCATCGTAGTTCGTTTATCTTATCCATCGTAAAGTCCTGCACATAGTTGTATAACGATTCCGTTAGGTCTGCCACTTGGTTGGGGTTTTCTTTTAGCCTCTTGATTGCTGCTGCCCATTCGCTTGGGTGCTTGATGGCAATGCAATTATCCTTTGTGATGTAGGGTGAATAGGGTTGTGTGTTGCTCACTATCAAAGCGCACTTGCTGAACCCTGCTTCAAGCATCTTTAGGTGCGACTTGCACTTGGCAAACTCGGAAGTGCTTAACGGCACAAGGCTCACATCAAAGAACTCGTAGAGCTTGTGGTAGTGTGTTGGTGGCATCGTGGGCAGCTTATGGCTTGCCTTCATAATATCGGGGTAGCCATCCACTTCTGCAACATAGCTTTGATATCCTTCAAGGTTGATTGTGGACTCCCTTACGTCTGCTGCGTGATGGTTGCCTCCGATATAACCAAAGCGCACTTCTTCGCTTGGCTTTCGCTCTACCTGCCACGTTGGTACGCTGATGGCGTTTGGTATGATTCGGATGTTGGTATTGTACTTCTTGACCTTTGAGGCAAGGTGCTTGTTTGTCACCCAAACCTCATCAGCCGCTTTCATAGAGCGCACGATGCGAGTTCTCATCTGCTCAACGTACAAGCCTTGCAGGGGATGCGTAGGGGGCAGCACCCACCAATCATCGTTATCAACGATTAGCTTGATGCCTTCCTTACGGCAGAGCTTTACGAAGTCATCAAACGGCTCAACAGGGAATGCACGGCTTGCAAAGATGTGCGTAACCTTCGGCCACATCTCGGGGTCAATGTCGGTAATCTTCTCAATAAAAAAAACATCTACATCCTTGTGGCATATCAAGGGTGCAAATGTCCTGTGGTGAGAGACTCCCGAGTTCTGCTTATGGAAGGCAAGCACAAAGGGTCTAATCATACATTAGCCTCTTGGTCTTTGAACCATTGAGCCATCGCTTTGCGGTCTAAATACTTTACCCACATCCGAGCAGCTACTGCTCTGCGTTGGGGCTTGAAAGGATAGGTGCTACGGAGCTGCGCCATCGCTATCCTCATAAATTGGTCTCGCATTACTCTTTGGTGTTAAAGGTTTCTTTTAATTGCTCGTATGTTGATTGTGAGGCTTTGCCCCAATACATTTCACACTTGCCGTTCTTGATTGGTACTCCAACAAAGAACGATTGGTACATTCCCGTTGGGGCGGTGAAGCGGTAGCACGTTTCTTTGAGGGCGCAGCCCTCTCCTGTGCATTTAGTGATGTCGGTCATAACGTGCCAACTATGGTGTAGGAATCCAAGTCCTCACCCAAGATAAAGAACTGCTTGTACATTTCAATAGCCTCCATAGTCTTACGCTCTCCCTCTGCCACGAACTCGGGGCTTACAGAGTAGATGCCTATGTCAAGGCTTGCCTTGTCAATAGCAATAAAGTAAAACTTGTCTATCGGCACTCCGAACAATCGGGTGTAGATGAACGCCTGCACATCATAGCCGTACTTCTTTGCAGAATAAGGGAATGCTCGTAGGTCGGTTGTTGTTTTTAAGTCAGCCAAAAATCCGTCAGCATAGATGTCAGCCTTCGCCCTAAAGGGCAGGCCACCAATCATACCAATCTTGGGTACTTCAAACTCGCAGCCTGTGATAAGCCCAAGCACGTTCTCATTGCGCAGGAGCGCATCAGAGATGCGTTGCGCCTCATTGTATTCTTTACGGGTACAAAGGTTGCGCTTGCCCTTTGCATCCTGCCAAGCCTTTGCGTTCTTGCTCTGCACCTCAATGACCTCGTAGTCTGCTACCTTGTGAGGCTCAAGAGCCATAAGGTGAACGAGTCTGCCTACCGCAAACGCATCGGAGTCCTCGCTGCCATATTTTGTAACGTAGTGGTACGTCTTGGGTGATGTCAGCAGCAGCTTACAAGCCGAAGATGACAGGGCGTTCTTGCCCAACACTCCGTAGTAAAAGTCATCATCGTGCATCTTCTCAAGGACTGTCTCCATATCCCAAGTGCTGCCATCTAAAAGTTCTATAATTTTCATTTTGTTTCTGTTTTGAATGTTGCTTCGTACCATTGCTCAAAAGGCACACGAAGTAGGGCATCGTGGTAGGCAATACGCAAGGTAACCTTCTCAATGGTTTCTATGTCTTTGAGGATTGATTCGGATATGTCTACCGACTTCAGCTCTCGGAGTAGTTGGGATATAGTTTGGTATTTCATTTCTCAGCAAATTTTTTAATCATATATTCTTCGTACTTATTGCAATAGTATTTCATTGCATCATAAAAGTCTTCGCCCATGGGGAAGTCTATCATAAATTCTTCAACCGCATCAGCGCCTTGCCTAAACCCATCAAAGTGAATTAGCACCGCAAGGTGGTTTGGGTCGTACCCGTGTGAGAATAGGTGCGCAGGTTCTATGTATATTATTTCTTGTTTCATTCTTCTGATGCTACTTGAGTTGCCCAATTCATCCACTTGATATAGATGTCATTGTTAAGGTTTGGTATATCCCTGTAAATGGATGTCGTGGGGTAGGCGGTGGTGTTGGTATAGCCATCCTCGTTGTATGACTCCTCTATGTATGTGATTTGCATCTCGTACTCGTAGAAGTCAGCAACGTGGGCAAAGCCGAGCCACTTGGCAAGAATCTCATCGGAGTTCTTGTCATCGGGGTTGTAGTCCTCAAGGGCATCCCAATATGACTGCGGTAGTAGGTCGGCATCTTCGAGCCAAAACTTCAGGTCGTTGTATGTGAATATCATCTTACAGGTTAATTAGAAATTCAACAAAGGCGAGGCTACCAATAAGAGTAAAGATAATCGCAACGGAAGCGATTGTCTTGGCGATAAGAACTTTTAGATTATGCATTTTCGTTAAGTGTTTCGTTAATAAGTTCCTCAAGGTCTAAATTCTCATTTGCGTATTCATATAAGGATATGTATGCAAGTTGAGCAAGGCTCGTTATCGGACCAAGTTCCATCTTGTCCCACTCATTGCACTGAGCAAGCTCTTTGCAAATGTCCCAACAAACATTGTAGTAAATAACATCGTTGTCAATGTCATTCTGAAGCTGTTCACAAAGTTCTCCGTAGTCGGGAGTATTTCCATTAGCAACTTCTGCGTTAATATATTCTTTTAACGATTCTTTTTGCTCATCGAGCCATTTGTATTTATTAAACATTTTGATTGGTTTTTAGATTGGTTTATTTTACTGTTATACGAAAGCGACTGCTATCTAACTTGTAGCTGCCTGTGTAGTAAAGTTTTGCTTTACTTAAAATACGCTGCGCATCACGCTTTGTATAGGCGGTTACACCATATGCCGTCTTAAAGCCATTATGGTCAATAAGACAGTTGTCAAGGTAAGAAAAGTATTCTGAGTTTTTCATCTGATTGGTATTAAATGTTTGTCAAATATATAACAAACTATTTAATTACCAACAACCCAACAAAAAAAAGCTTTAGCCCTTAATTATTTGTATAGTGCAGGAACAGGTCTATCTGATTGTAGAGTTGCTCCTTATCCACGATGCCCTCCTTGCCGTAGTAAACATAAACATAGGGTGCGAACTGCTGCTTGTAGCGCTCGTTTTTGGCGCGATGCGCCTCCTTTGCACGGAGTTGGTATGGGCTGCCCATAGCCTTGTAGGATTCGGGCTTAATCTGCAAGCCAAGCATCAGGGTTTTGTTGTAGAACATCTCCGCATCTATGCAGTAGTCGTGGTCAATATTGAAGGTGGTCTTCTTAAAGTGCGCATCGGGAAACGCAGCGTTTAGCTCCTTTACTACAATCAGCTCCTTTTGGTAGCCATTCCACGTCTGACCGATTACACGATGCCAAATGTATTTTTTAATCTGTTGCTCCTCAACATTCGGGAGCCTGCTTTTTAGTTCTTCATATACAACGGTCAGACCCTCGAAGCCTTGTACCTCCTTGTAGTATTCCTGCCACCCTTCCTGTGTGTTTAGGGTGGTGCTTTCATAATAATCAGAGATTAACCGCATACACTCACCGACATATACCTTGCCAAAGAATTGGTTTATCTGTGAGTTCTTGTTAAGCTCACTAAATAAAGTGTTTGGTATGTCAATAGTATAAAACACTAATAGGCGTTGTAAAGGGTCTCAAGCTCCTGCAACCTGCCACGTAGGCAAGAGCCGCAGTTGGTTGGCTTCACGGAGTCTTTGAATACTCGGTTGTAGATTTTATTCACTTCCGTCTGCTCAATGGCGGTGACGGTGTTCCTGCCTCGCATCTTTCCGACAAACTCGTATTCTTCTTTGGTCAAGCATTCAGGCTTCCTGTACCTAAATAGCTTGTTTAGTTTCTCCTTGCGGGCATCACATCCGCAGTCTACGCCCGTTGCTTCGCTAAACCAATCCACCGCAGCCTTAAGGCCTGTGGCGGTTGTGATTTGCTCTATGGTATCACCCAAGCCGCTTGGCTTCTTTGTACGCTTGGTAGGTGTCTTGGCAGTCTTCTTGGATTCGCTCTCTTGCATTTTTTAGTGTGTTGAAAATTGAACGTGCTGAAATCTTGGTTTCATCCGCTAAAGTACGGATGCTCATATCTGTATTGTGGTATAGTGCAAATATCTTTTTGTCGTACCAATGCCAATCGGTTTGTGTTGACCATACCCTGTCGTAAAGTTGTATGAGTTGTACCTCTGCATCTTCGTTGGTATCTTCAAAGATAAACTCCTCCAAAATGTCAACGTCTACAAATTCAAATCTTGCTCGTTGGCGCATCAAGGTGGCGTACATATTGCGCAGGGTAACGTACACGAAGAAGGTGTTTACCTCCGTTTCGTTGTACATTATTTTCTCTGCGTCATCAACGTATTTGTACAACCGAACGTACATTTCCTGTACAAGCTCTTGAGCAAGGTCATCACTTGCCCCGAAGCTCTTGCACATCCGAATCCAATCCGTCTGTCGCTTTGCTAATACTGCGAGGAGTCCCAAGTGATTTCAAAAATTATCACAAACAAAGCGAACTGAAGCTCGTGTTGTAAATCATCGCCATCTTGGTCAGTCGTAGAGGCGTAGTTTACGCCAAGCAAGAATCCTGTCAGAGGCCAAATGTTTACTTTAAAATTCATCAAAGGTGCGTTTTAGAGTTAGGTATAATTCTTTATACTTAGATAACTCAGCAACGACTTCGTTTAGTTTATTTAGTTCAACCTGCAAAGATTCAAAGTCGGGCTTGTCAATGCAAGCCATAGGATTCTCTTCAAGAACGCAGCAAGCCACTTTGTAGTAGTGCTGATAGTCCCCGTACATAAGGCGGTCTTTGTGCATCCTTACGGCATACGCAACCGAGCTATGGTCTTTGTCTATGGCTTCCCCTAATTCGTGAAGGGTAGCGTGGTTTCGGAATGCGGAAACGAATGCTGCTCTTGCGGTAGATTCCTTGTGTGCTCGGCCTCCGTTATCGGGAAAGCCCAAGCGTGCGAAGTATTGCTCTTTAGATACTTTTAGTTGACGTAGTTCAAATGGTCTCATTAGCATTTGCAGCGTTTCGCTCTGCCCTCGTTGTAATTGGTTAATATCTTGGTCATTGGCATAGTGTAGTGCTTGTGGTCTGAAAGTCTCTTAAACTTCATCTTACTTGCCCATTCCACTAAATTGTCATCTTTGTCTTGTACGATAGTGTAGTCCACCACGAGGTAGTCCACCCCATCTACTGCAAAGCATTCGTACTTCTGAAAGGGGGATAGTATCTGCCTCATAGATTGTCCTCTATTATACCTTGCAGTCGTTGTATCTCGTAGTGCATCTGCTCGCTATCAACTCGCAGCTTGGCGTTGGCAAGGTACATCTCGTTCATCTTGCCTTCGGTGAATTGTCGGTAGTCAATAAACTGCTGCAAGAGAAGGTCTGCGTAATGGCAGCTCATAACGTGGTGAAGCAGGTCATCCTGTACTTCCCTGCCGTTTGCTTTGTCTGCTGCTTGCTTCGCCAACCACATCGCAGTACCCGCGAGCATCAACTGCTTCTCCCTAATGTATAGGTCGTGTGAGTCATCAGAAGGGTACATCAGTCGCAGGTGTTTCATCTAATTTAATTGGCAGCAAGTTACGCCCGTTGATAACAAAACCAACATTACCTAATACGCTCTGTAAAACAAGCGGTGTTTCAAGGGGCGTTATGCGCCCTCCCGACTCCATCTCCTTGACTTTACGAACGTGGATGTGCGTGTATATCCAATCTTGAGGATGAGCAGCAAAACGGTGAATCACAAGTACACAATCGCTGCGGTTGCCCCACTTGCCTCCACCTTCAATATCAGATGTATTTGGAGGCATCGCCATCCCTTCGTACGGGTGGCCTTTGTAGAATGTCTTGCGCATTGCTTCGGTTACAGGGTGAGCGTTCACTATTGTTGTGACGTTGTTTTTATGAGCAAAGACCCGAAGGGCAGAGGCTACCTCATAGTGATATTCGTGCATCCCTGTCTTTCCAAGTTTCTTTTGGTCGGTACTTAAAGAATTGTAGGGGTCTATTAAAGCACCTGTGTAGTTCCACTCATTCTTAATAGAGTTCATTACCTCAAGAAGTTCAAATGCGGTAAATAGCCTGTTGCCGTCTATAAATTGAAAGTACTCGTTGATAAAGTCCAACTTGCGGTACATCATACCTTCATCAATTCCTTGAATCGGTTTGCATACCAAGAACTCAATGAGCTTCCGCTTGAGGCTTGGGACTTCGTTCTCTGCGGAGTAGATAAGCCACTTTTTGCCGAAGTTATACGACTGAAGCAGCATAAGGTAAAGCAGCGTGTGGGTCTTGCCCACGTTAGCGTGGCCTACTACTACCACAAATTCACCGTCTTTAAGTCGAAGGTATTGGTCTATCTCATATACACCAAGTTTGCCCGTGTCGTAGTACTTGCCCTTGAGCGCACGGTTCAGGTATGGTAACGAAGATTCGTTAGATAGTAAGTCGGGATGTATCATTGTTTCTAATTGGTTGCAACAAATATAACAAAATAATTGACATAAAAAAACCCCTCCGTAGAGGGGCTTCACGCGACGACCTATTTAAAAACCAATCAGAAAGGGTCGTTGCGATTTGCAAAATGCTCAGTGTGTGAGGCAGGAGCTGCGCTCGCACCTGTCATCCAAGCGTTAAAGGTCTCTGCGTTAGCAAGGATGGTGTTAACATCGTGCTTCGCAGCACAAGCGTATTCAACCGCAGCCTTTAGAGCCACTTGGCGAATGATTGAAAGTGAGCGCTCATCGTTATTTTTAGGCGCAGATGAAGATGCTGATGAAGCTGATGGTGTGTACCCTCCACCGCCAAAAGAGTTAGGGCGTTGGATTTTCACCGTGCCTTTCTCGTTCTTGGTGTACTCAACCTCATCGCCTACTGCGTAGGGAGGGGTCTGTGATTTAGCAAAGGCAGTACCGAAGTCGCCATTGTCGAAGCGAATCTCTAACTTAAAGAGGTCTTGCCATTGCCCTGTTGGGGTGATTGAAATAATTTTAGGCATAGTATAGATTGGTTTTAGATAAATAGAATTGATTGCTGCTGCAAAACCTCAATATGAGCTTGAAGCTCTGCTACCTTGTTTTGAAGTGCTTGGATTTGTGCTTGTTGCACTTGCACCATTTCGGTGTAAACGTCTGAAGAAAAAGATAAAGTCATAACTGATTGGTTTTAAGTTATGCAAATATACAACTTATTCTGATACCAACAAACCCGTGAACGTAATTTCTGCCGTGTCCTTCCCAATACTTTGGTCGTGAACCAACTTTAAGGAATGCACATACTTGCGTGAGTCATCCTTTACACCACCCCAAGTCTTGAATGTGTCAAGGGCAAACTTCACCGCCATTATCGCATTGTCAATATCGTATCGGTAATTGACCTTGCAATGGATGTGGACATCCTTTATCTCTTGCAGGTCATATTTCTCAAGCTGCGACATCACCTCTTTAGATACCAACTCCTTTGCCTTCACACGGGCAGTCCAATGCTTGGATGCATAAAAGGCGTTGAGGCTTGGAACCTTGCCTACTACGACCTTGTAGGTTAGTTGTCGGGAATCAGATAGCCGCATTGGATGGCGAAGTGCAGGTCTATCTTGGCAATCTCACCGAGTAGCTCCTGCTCTTTATATTTCGCCTGTTGGCGAGCTTGGTATGTGGCTTCGCAGTTAGACATCAGCGTAGCGCACTCCTCAAGGATGAAGTCTATCTTTCTGCGTTTGGCAGGGTTAGTATAGTACTGCATATCGGCTTGTTGTTGTTTGGCTTCCTTCGCTTGTTGCGCTAATGGTTTGCTGCTCATCTTGGCGTTCAAGTTCAAATTGTAGGTGAGCGATGGCCTTGCGGATGTCATCGCAGATAGGATTATGCGGTTTCTTGCCTGCTCGCATTATGTAAGTGAGGGCAGTTCCAAGATTGTAGTTATCAGGTTGGAAGTCCATCACCACATCCTTCGCCTCTATCTTCAACTTCAATCCGATGTAGTACTTTGGTGTCATTAGCCAAAGGTACATCATCCCAATAAATGTAGATGTGGTCATTCACTATTTAGAATTATTACAAATTAGCATAAGGGCTTTGCTATGTCAATTTTATTTTGTTTTTTATCAAAGTTGAATAGTTAACTTACTTAACTTAACTAATTAATCAACTATTAACTTGATTTAAATTAGTAGTTAGTCAACTTATAGCTTAACTAAGAAATCAACTAAATAAAGAAGTTGCGTTTTAACGCATCTAAATACATTAAGACATAAAACTATACCTCTTTAGGTATAAAGTCACTTAGAACGCCCCTATTATATCTTAAAGGGTATAATTACTCGGTGAGTTTATCTACCCAACGCTTCACGATGTAGCCACCCACCAAAATAAGCATAAGCAAAACTGCTGCTCCCTCAAGAGTCCATCCCCTCTGCTTCTTCTCCTTTGTGAGAATCTTGGTTTGTGTTACTCGGATGGTATCGGGCAAGCAAGTTGCCTCAACCAATACCTTTCGGTCGATGTACTGAAGTTGAAGGCGTACCTTGTCTTGGTAGATTGTCGTGTCCTTGTAGAGTTCGAGCGTGTCGGTCAGGTACTTTGTCTGCGTGACAATTACCGTGTCCCTTACAACTACACTCTGAAGGACGGGTTTCACAGTAGCGCAACTGCTAACTACCGCAAGAGTCGCAGTCAGCAGGATTGTCCACATTGCAAGTCGGTTGGGGTTTAGTTTCGAGGGAGTCAAGCCATTCATCAAAAGAGGAGGTATTTAGTTTTGCCATTGTGCTTAACTGCTTTTAGAATTTGTTTTCGGTTCTTGGTATTAGAATAACTAACGTGTACCCACGATGGCGCAGTATCAGAGCCAAATTCCCAAATGAGTTGGTCAAAGTCTAAATTGTCCTTTATCCAATGGAACAACACATCGTTGCCTCCATCAAACTTTAGGTCAGCCGCCTGCGCTTGAACGTGCTGCGAGGTCTTCGCTCCCCCTACTTTGCTATTCACCGCAGGGCTGCGGTATGCACTCGTTACTTTCACCGCACCTAATGCGTCTCTTGTGGGTTGTAAGACGTTTTCTGCAAGCGCACGGAGGTTGGGTTCCAAGTGCTTGGGTAAAGCGTTAGGAAGCCCTGTTTTTGTAGCAGTCAGTTCTTGGAGGGTAAAGTTCTTGGTCACGTTTTCAATATCAAAAGTTGTTTGTTTTACACATTATGCGCATTTGAGTTTACACTTTGCACTTTTTGCATATTGCTTAATGTGCCTTTTATTGCACAATTTGTAGTCATAATGTACATTAAAACGTACATTAACAGGTAAAGTGCGCCTTAATGCACATTTTAACGACCCTGTGACTTGTAGGGCTTGGAGTAGTTCTTACTCGCTTTGTTGGCAGACGCACTCTTGGAATGCTTGCCTCGTTTCTTGCTCTTACTGATTCTTTGGCTTACCGCCTGTTGCTTCGCCATCTTTAGGGTCTTTCAAAAACATAAGGGCGAATGCACCCATCATAAACGCACTCACCTCCGTGAGCGTGGCCTTCTCGTAAAACACAAGCACAAAACAAAGGCCGATGATTATCAGCCCAAGTAGAGTAGTCTTCGGGTTGCCGAAGATTCGCTCAATTAGCACCTTTGTCCTTCTTGTAGTCCCTTCGCCACTTCCAAAGAGTGTACGCAAGTGAGGTTACAAGTACGGCTAAACCCAACGCTTGATGGGCGTAGCTTACGAGAAGTCCTGCTCCCGTTAAAGACCAAGACGTGATTACGCTATCAGCCGACTCCTTTGTCATCTTTGTTTAGGGTGTTCTCGTATGCAGATACCAAGACACGAACCTCATCTAATTGCATTAGTAGATTCGCCTCTTGCTGCTTTAATGCATCAAGCCGTTGTTGTAGGTGTTCCATCAGTAGGGTAATTCCCTGCTAATTTACGCTTCTTCGCCTTCTGCTACAACTTCTGCAACAGGTGCAGGAATCATTGCCCAAGCATCGTTGGCAAGGGTGCGGTAGTAGCCATCAACTCCCAATACCTCATCGGC